ACAGATAAAGCAGAACAAGACTACGAAAACAGAGAGGAGGAAAGTAACGTGGAAGATATAAATAATCATATTCAAAATGAAACAATTATTATTCATCAAAAGCTAGAGGTAGAGACAAAGAATATGACCTTTAGTTTGATCTATCAAAAGAATGATGGAACGACAGCAGTAAAGCCTTTCCAGGTATACACTTATAAAGATTTGTTTTTAAATATAACAAAATTTATTAACGACAACTGCTTATATCACGACAACATACTTGGGATTGTAGAAAAGTATGTACCAATACTTGCCAACATATCAGAACAAACAGATTATATGGAGGACTAAAATGCCAAATAACACAACAAACGAAGTAGAAATATCAGGGGATGAGGAAATTATAGCTGAAGTTATTAAGCTTATGACAAAGAAGCATGAAGGTTCTAAATTTGATGACGTTACCTTCAGTAAAATAATTCCCTCACCTGATTGGGACACAACACCCAACGACAAGGGTGAATTGCCAACTGAAGTAGAGGAAATTAAAAATAAGGAAGGCGATGTTGTCATGTCTGTTAAGAGATTCCCTTGTGGGAAAACAGATGACAGATGGTATGACTGGAACCTAGAAAACTGGGGTACCAAGTGGGATGCCTATCACACAGATATTCATGATAAAGAGACATCTGTTCACATGAGCTTCCAAACTGCATGGGCGCCACCAGTAGAGGTTGCACAAGAGCTAAGAAGAAGATTCAATTCTATTGATATACAATGGATGTACAACCAAGAAGAAGATCCTCGTTATCAATGGCAGGATCTGATGAATGAAATCTAATCACATCGTCTTTGAAATATTCAAGGAGTTCTCCTCTGTCTGTAAGACACGTAAGTCTCTTGAAGATTGGTGGAGAGTAAATAAAAAAGCATTAAACACAATAGAAACTACCGACCTTGCAACGTACAAGGAGATCATCGGTGTATTTAAACAGAGATCTGACGAGATCAAAAAGGAGAGAGACTATGGGTTACACAAACTATTGGACACAACATAAAGATATTTCAAAGCATAACTGGATTACAATACAGAGAGAGGTCGAGTACCTGAGAGAGTACATTGGTGATGGTTGCATCGAAGTATTTAAGAACGATCCAGAGATCATTAATTTTAATGGCAGAGGTGACAACGCACATGAGCATTTTTGCATAAAAAGAAAGAGAGAGAAAGCAAACAGGTCACGTTCTGATTATGATGGTTTTAATTTTTGTAAGACAAACAGAAAACCTTATGACCTTGCAGTATGGCATATGCTCACGTTCATGAGCCACCTGCTTGGCAAAGACTTTGAGATTAGCAGAGACAGATAGGAGAATATTATGTCAGGATTACTACCACTATCACATACACTTGTCCCAACCTTAGTTGGTGTAGATGGTTTTTATAAACTATCTACTGATGAAGAAGATGAATGGCATCAACTTCTTTATCCTTTAAGAAGGTTAGATGATTATGATGAGTGTGCAATAGAAATATATGATTCCAATAAAAGGAGATTAGGTTTTATCCATTGGAACAATTGGAATGAAGGTGAGGAAAGAGTAAGTGATTACAGCACCTATTTCGATGAGAACTGGGGAGAGTTCGGAGCAACAGCAACGTCTGACTTCAAATCAATTGGACACCTATGTCAGGCCTGGCATATGAAATGGAAACTGCTTTAACAAAGGAGAGAGCTATGAAAATGTATAATGTATTGCAATCATCTCTGTATGGAGAGTGGGTGCAAGTCGCAGCTAAAAATGAAGAAGAAGCAAAAAACAAAGTAGAAAATGGAGATTACTTTCATGGAGATATCATTGCTACGGAATTAATAAATCGTGAAATAACAGGTAATGTTGAGGAGGAATAAAATGAGTTTTAAAATATACTTTAGCCCTAAAGAAATCTCTATGGCAGAGCAGGCTGGGGCGTTTAGATCACAACTTGCCCGTGCTTCGGGAGTTAAGAACCAACGCATTGATACCACTCGATCCGACCAAGAGATTGATATCAATGGAGTCAAAGCAGAGATGGCAGTTGCTAAACTGTATCAAATTGACTACGATCCATTCCATTTTGGAATAGACTCAGGTGTAGACTTGTGGTCAGGTGAGACATCCATTGATGTCAAGTCAACCTTTCATCCCCATGGACATCTTGTATTTAAATCTCTTGACTCATTCAAAGCTGATGTTGCTATGCTTTGTGTTATCCGAGAGAATGTAGTCAAGGTTGTCGGGGGGTGTGAGAAACATTGGTTCATGGAGAACCATGTGAACCGCGCCTTTTCTAGAAACAAGAAGGATGCATATCCTTCATTAACACAAGGAGATCTCGAACCTGTTGATAAGATTTGGAATCTTCTTACTCACGCAAGATTATATTAGGAGGTAAAATGTGGATAATACCAAAGAATCTATACGGCATCTGTCCCTCTGTGCAGGATACGGAGGAATCGACCTTGGACTCAGACGAGTTCTGCCAGAGTGCCGAACAGTCGCTTATGTGGAGATCGAAGCCTTCGCTATCCAAAACTTGGTTGACAAGATTGAAACGGAACAACTGGATCCAGCACCTGTATACACGGACGTTAAGTCCTTCCCATTCAAAGAGTTTCGTGGATGCGTGGACATCTTATCGGGAGGATTCCCTTGCCAACCTTTCAGTCAAGCAGGTTCTCAAAGATCGACTGAAGACCCCCGGCATATCTTCCCCTACATCCTCGAAGGAATCAGAGAGTGCCGACCCTCAGTTGTCTTTCTTGAAAATGTCGAAGGGATCATCTCAAGCAAAACAAAAGACGGAGAATCCGTTCTCCAATATGTCCTCAGAAGCTTGGAAGAAGTGGGTTACTCAGCAACGGCAGGAGTATTCTCAGCGGAAGAAATTGGCGCACCACACCAGAGAAAGCGAGTCTTTATTCTGGGCTACTCCACAAGTGATGGATCATATCAACGTAGTGAGGAAGCCAGAAGAAAGATCGGAAGCAGCCAACAAAGGAGGATGCAAGAATCTGCGGGAGGAAGTAATCAACTGGCCGACAGCACGGACATCAGATGCGGAGGGAGGTCCAATCGAAACGGAGCTATCGGATCAGGGATTCAGATCGAAGAGACACAAGTCAGACCAATGGTTCGGAGCCAAGCTTCGGGATGCAGTGGAGACTTTGGAGAACTGGCCAACTCCGACATTAGCGGAGGCAGACAAGATAGGTGGCAGAGCGAACTTCGGGCAGAAGGGATTGAACAATCATCCTGCAATCAGGGGGGAGCCAGAGAGAGACAAGCTCCAGAAGGACAGGAAGGGCAGCACAAAGCAGTGGGCAACGCCAACGTCCAGAGATTGGAAAGGAAGTTACAAGCCAGAAAGCTTAATCAGAAAGGACGGGAGGAGCCGACTGGATGCACTACCTCAGATGGCAGAGTACGATCCCACCAGTGGCCGTCAAGACCAAACGAACCCCAATACGAATGGGAAGAACCCCGTGTCTTTGAGGCTCAACCCGAACTGGGTGGAGCAACTCATGGGTCTGCCATTGGGGTGGACTCAAATCAAAACCGAACAGACAGACTAAGATTACTTGGCAATGGCGTTGTACCAGGTGTTGCTGAGAAGGCGTTTACGGTACTGTTATCTAGATTAATTAACTAGGAGAGAGCAATGATAGAGAAACCAGAGACTCAAAGTTTAGTTGAGGTATACCTTATGAGTGTTTCCTCTGAGATAAATATACTCAGCAGGATAACTAAAGAAAATCCACAAGCACAAATTGTTTTATCTACAATGATAAAGGATGTGCGAAAACTAGAAGAACTTTTATCATGATGGATTTTGAAACAAAAGAAACAGCAGAAACTGCTTTAGATTTAGCTGGGCGTTTAAGCCAATCTCTTATTGAATTTATAGAAGGACAGCCCATAGATATACCTATTGAACATCACGACACAGTCAAGCTCTTTGCTTGTTTAGTATGTGCTTCGCTTTATCACAAAGTTATTGTAAAGGAGAAATTAAATGACATAGATTCAGACCATTTAAAAGGAGTTATACACGGAATGTTAGATCAATTTATAGATGATCCTGACATAGAACTATCTAAACACATAACACATTAGGAGAATATTATGAGAGTAGAGAAAATTGAAACCTTCAACAAAGAAAACCTAAAACAATTAAGGGAGGCTATCAACAATAGTCTTGGATTGATTGGCAGAACTTTTGGCATTGAGATTAAATTAGACCGTGTTTCGTATAGAGATTATAATTTTACTGCAAAGCTTGTGGCTAATCTTGAATCAAAAGACGGAGAGCTTTTTACTAAACAAGCAATAGATTATAAAAACTTTTATGCGGACTATGGATTGGAAAAAGAATGGCTAGGTCAGTCGTTTGTCTCTAAGGGAAAAACCTACACTGTTGTCGGGCTTAACACCAATGCAACTAAATACCCTGTGATCTGTGAACACGCAGGTCAAGAATATTGTGTTCCAGCTCCTTCAGTTAGGTCTGGATTTAAAGGAGTCTTGAATGAATCTGCACCAATTTAACTTAGTCTTATCATTCTTAATTACTATATCACCAGCTATTTGGTTGTATTTTATGACAAGAAATGAACCTGCCGTATTTCCTACGGCTGTTGTATCTTCATGGATTTTTAGTGTAGGAATTATATTCTTTGTTATCTTAGGATAATCTTGCTTGTTTAATTAACAAGGATGCTTTAGCGGCACCCTTGTTATAAATCTTCTCAGCAAGATCCAAAGGATTTATTCCTAATTTTTTCCAAAATGTTTTCTCTCCAATGTGATGCTGCTCACTATGGTGAATCCTACATAAAGGAAGAACCTTATCGTCACCAGGTTTTATACCAACACCATTAAAACCTATGCGAATGTGAGCAGGATCACAGGGGGACTGGAGGCAAACTACACAAGGAAGTTTCCTTCTGACTACCGCCAACCATTTCTTATCTCTAAGCAAAATTAATCCCTATGATATCATATACTTCATTCAAAACAGTATCCCTCTCTACACCTGGCCACAAACCCTCGTCTGATATTATAAAGTCTATCGCCCTATCAATAAAGGAATTAAATTCCTCCTGTTTAGTTGAACTAAATGATATTGATTTAGGGATTTCAATAACCTCATCCTTGTATTTAACAATGTCTACATGACCAATCTTTAATTTAATGTAATGAGAGAGCTGGTCCTTTGATTGAAAGTAATCTTGATTATCAAGAACTAAACCAATCAAAGCCCAATACATTCTATGCTGTCGCTGACTTCGCTTGCTTCTCTTTTCAACAGTAACCAAGTCACCCAAAGACCATGTCTCAAAAACTTTCTGAGACTCTTCATCGTACCCCCAGATACAATGTCCTTTCCAATTAGAAGTTTTCCAACTTGAATGATCTGTACTAAGTTTAATTGTTCCCATATATTTTTTAGTCATTCTCTCTCCTTTAAAAATCAATTGAAATACTAGAGTAAGTTCCATCAACTTTATTATATTTTAAAAGACCCATACCCTGTTGACCAACCCATTTAAACCTACACTTCCAAACATGAACCTCACTTTCATTTTTCTCATAGTCGTTTCTATGTACTGTAATTCCAAGGTCAGCCTTCGCAAACCAAGCGGCACTACCACTTATGTCATACCCTTTAGGAGGTGGAACTTTTGTCCCATCTCTTAACATCTTTGCAGGATGAGCGACAAACCACACATGAATATCATTAGCTTTTGCAAACAGCCGTACTCGTGTAAGCATTTCAGATATAGCATCTGTTTCAGTTGTTTGTTTATCTATCTGTATGAAGTTATAAGGATCAATAACTAAACCTCTAATTCCCTTTCTTAAGATAGCAATCTTTGTTCTTTCTAAAATAGAATTAATAGTGGAAGGTTCACCATCATTCTGATCAAGAAAAATAAAATGATCGTTAACCCAATTTTTATGATTCTTCATTTCTTCTTTGGTCATCTTTTCATTAGGTCCATCAAAGAACGGTAGCCTTGCACGTTTCTCCATCAGTTTTGCTGAATGAGTAGGAGGATCATTTTCAAATGAACATATAGCAAACTTCCATTGCTTTTGTTCTGCAAGATTCACCATCATTGCATCAACAAACTCTGATTTACCTGATGATGGATGCCCGGTAACAACACTTAACTGCCCAAGACAGATAGTAAAAAGCTTATCTAATGTTTCAAAGCCAGTGCTTTCTCCTTTAGCAGTGCCGTTCTCATAGAGATCTTCTATCTTGTCATCGTAATGATCCACATCATACAGACCTACAATAGGCCAGGGTTTTGGATTCATAATTAAATTATGGAGTGTTTCTTTCCCATGATTTTGAAGGACATCATTACCATCCTTGCATCCTTTAGGATATTCAACCATGAAACATTTAGGTTTACCAACTCTCCTTGCTATCTCTTCCGCAAGAGCAGAGCCTTGTGCATCATTATCTACCGCTAAGATAATCTTATCTACATTTTGTAATAACTTTTCTGACTCCCACAAATAAGAAAACTTTTTGTCTTCTTTAGGATCAATCTTATTATCTTTAACCTTAATAGGCGCACCACCTGGTACTGAAACTACATTCTCATAGCCACATTCATAGAGGGTAAGGGCATCTAACTCGCCCTCAACAATACATATTTCTTTTGCATCTTCTTCAATATGCTGTAGCCCAAAGAAACTATTCGCCCCTCCACCATCTTGTGTAAAAGATTTATGTGCCGTGCATCTATACTTAACAGCATAATCTTCGCCATCCTTTTTGTAAGGATACCCGATAGCAGGCTGCTCCCCATGTTTAGGAAAGTATTTATTACATTCAAATACATTAAAATGATCTATTGTTTTCTGGCTAATTCCTCTTTCCTTAAGAAAAGAAAAAGCTCCGTTGTTTGTAGACACTAACTTTAATGGTGTCTTTGGTTTTGGTATGTAAGTTACGTTACTCATCTCTCTGATTACCCCTGATTCTCCACAATGATGACACTGATAAACAAACTTATCTGGCTCTTTTTTGACAGATAAAGTCTTTTCTTTTTTCTTTTTTCTTGTAGGGCTGCAGTAAGGACAGATTACCCTGCATTGCTCTGCTGATATTGCCTCGGCTCTATCAACAATTACATTATGAATATTGACATCTTTATTCATTAATGTAATATCCGTGTTGGATTAGGTATGATTTGTCTCTCCGATTCATATTAATTCTCCAATTGTGTTCAATAGTGATAAGGCTGTCTTTCCTTGGGACAGCCTTATTTATTTAAAATCTACAGTAATATCAGCACGAGGGTTAAGAGGATCCAATCCCCAGTAAATGTGCTTCTCTCTAACCTGTCTATCGTTCTTGTATATATGACCTTCCATAGCATCTAAAATAACCGACTCATCCAGGTCGGGTCTTCTTGAAGCATACCAAATAGTTATTGTCACTTTTAATTCCCCCTCCATTAAATCATCAAGTGTCGGCACTTGTAATTTAAAATCTTTTAAATAAGCCCTTGCTTTATCAGACTTAATAAACCCCGGACGATTACCAAACTTAACAAGCTTCCTTGAGTTAGCTTTAGAAGCTGGCTCACCATATATAATAAAATTAACATAACCTTTATCCATTGACAATACCTAACAATAAATGTTAATAACTACTCATAAGGAGAGAGTTATGAAATTAAGCAACAGACATAATATAAATCCTATCTTTGAACAAGTCTATAATTCTATCTCATATGAGAGAGGTGATGTTGATATTAGTGCAACACAACTAATAGACAGCCCAAAGATTAAGATGTTGAAAGACCACAACGAAGACAAGCTGGCTTCTGATTTAAACAATCAGATTCCTGCTATGCTCGGCACCATAATCCATGAGAAGTTATCTTCTGTGCCGTTGCCTTATCCTTCTATTGTAGAGGCTCGTCTTGTATTAGAGATGCACGGTTGGAAGATATCTGGTCAGCCTGATTTGATTTCATTGAAGGATAAAAAGGTAATTCTCAGCGATTATAAATACACTGGAGAATATTCTGTAAGATCTGGAAAGATAGAGTGGGAAAGACAATTAAATGTTTATGCCTACATGATCAAGCATGGAGTGCGTCTTGATACAGGAGATCCATTGGTCTTTAATGACGAGCCTATAGAAAAGATTAACAAGCTTATTGTCACTGCCATTCTTAGAGACTGGAAACAGAGGGCTGCTATGAGGGATAAAGAATACCCTCAGTCCTGGGTTGTAGATATGCCTATCAGACTATGGTCTGACGTAGAGCAGAAAGAATATATAGAAGAAAGAATCTTTCTCCATAAAGAAGCTCACGATCTTTATGAAGAAACTAAAATGTTACCTCCCTGCACTGATGAAGAGCGTTGGATGCAAGGTCATACCTATGCAGTTATGAAGGCAGGTAAGAAGAGAGCTGAGAAGTTATTCTCAGATCGTTACGAAGCAGAGCTACACTGCTCTAAGATAAAAGGGGGTTATGTAGAGGATAGGATTCCCGAAGATACACGCTGTCAGAACTACTGTAATGTCAGTGATTTTTGTGAACAATGGTTTAGGAGTAGAAGATAGCAATGACATTAGAAGAAAGAATCGAGCTATTAGAAAACTATAATCAAGTGTTGAAAGGAGAGATACAGGTAGTAAAAAAATATTTTATTGAACAACAAAAATTAATTTTAGAATTAACTGATTTAATTAAGGAGAATACTAATGGAAAAGATGAACGACTTAATTGAAGCTTTGACCAAAGCTCAATCCGAAATACAACACGCATCAAAGGACGGTAACAATCCGTACTTTAAAAGCGGTTACGCAACCCTTGAACAGATTATATCGACTGTAAAACCACCATTAAATAACAATGGTATTTATTTTCAGCAGCAATCACACGATATAGAAGACGGTGTCTGTATTGAAACTGTATTTTATGGACATAATGCAATGTTAAAAACTGGTAAGGTGACAATTCCTACTGACCGAACTCCTCAAGGAAGAGGATCCGGGTTCACATACGCAAAGAGATACTCATTGAGTTTAGCGTGTGGTATTGGACATCAGAAAGATGATGATGCAAATCTAGCAGAAGATAATGTTGCTGTTCAAAAAGAAAACAAAGCCTTATTAGAACGTCATCTAAGTAAGTTTGATGATGAGAAGATGGACTTTGATAACCTTGAAGACTTCAATGCCTATCTCAAAACAAATAAGCGAAGTGGAGAAAGAATAAAAGGTCTCGATATTGATGCTTATAACGACATGAAAGAAAGGATTGCAGCCAAAAGGAAAGAACTTCAGAGTGAAATATCTGAAGATAAAGATAACCCACAACAGGAAGCATAGGAGAATTACATATGCCAACATACGACAACACTAACTCTGGTGTACTATGGAAGAACAGCAGAAAAGAAAAACCAACTCAACCTGATTTTCAAGGAACGATAGAACTGGGTCATGATATCTTACAAGATCTAAGTCAGAAGTTTAAAGACAAAGAAAAGACTGAGATCAGAGTTTCTGCCTGGACAAAACAAAAGAAAGATGGCGAAGACTTTTATAGTTTGAGTATTCAAAAGCATATTCCTAAAGAGAAATATCAAAGAGAGAATAACGCACAACAGGAATCATCATTAAACGATGACGAGATTCCATTTTAGGAGGCTATAATGGCTGGTACAAACAGAGTCCACAAGATTGGAAAAGAAACCAGAACATTTTCTATTCAAATAGAAACAGAGATTATTGAAAAACTCCGTGCGATTGGAGATTTAAAAGGACATAGTCTTGGTTATATGTTTAGAAAGGCTGCTGATGATATCATCAGTGATAAAACTTTTGAAAATATTAAAAAGGTTTTTACTGATGAGATTAAAAGATCTCTTTTGATTAGAGGGGAAAGCCTTCCCGATGGACAGAAATACTCTGAGTATGTAGCTGACCGCATTGTTCAGTCAGTTGATAAGAAACTTAATAAGTAAACATGGAGAGGGGGGGGAACCCCCTTTTTATTAGGAGAAGTAAATGGAAAATAAAGATACAGTAGGTTTAAAAGTATATGACCCTGGGTTCATGATAGATCATTTGCTACAAGATTTTGATAGCAAAATATTTTTAAGAGAATTTGTACAAAATAGTCTTGAAGCAATACAAAATACACCTAGTGGAAGAGGAACAATTATAATTGATTGGGATACAGCAGAGCTTGAAAAAAGCCTTCAGAAAAACAACCCTGTTTACAAAATTAGAATTACAGACAATGGAGTTGGAATGGATGAAGATGCTCTCAACAAAATGTCTGATCTTTTTAGAGAAAAAACCACTAATGATTATGTAAACTTTGGCATCGGTGCAAAAATGAGCGGATTAGAAAGAAGTCCTATAGGAATTGTGTATACATCATGGGTTGATAATGTTGGGAGGTCCTTGATTTTGCATAAAAATAAAGGTAAATATGGTATTCAAGCACAGCTAGATGATGAAAATAATCCACAAACTGTACTCAATGGATATAAAAAAAATAACATACCTACAGCAAACAGAGGTAAATGTTTAATTCAAGACCATGGAACATCTGTTACTTTGCATGGAAAGCACGAAGAAGATAACACTTTTGACAATCCAAATCCTCACGAAAAAATAAATGTTAATTGGATTCCAAAGTATTTAAACAGTCGTTACTACACAATACCTCAAGAAATATATTTCTGCTCGTCAAGAAGAAAGGAGAAAAATTCTTCTATGATGCGTGACAGAATACTAGGGCAAAAATATTTTTTAGACATAAACAAAAAGAGTAGCGGAACTTTAAACTTGAAGTTTGAAGATAAGCAATATGATGCAAAAGTACACTGGTGGATTTTACAACAAAATAAAAAACAAGCTGGACACTATCCCGAAACAGGCGGTACATCAATCTTATTTGAAAATGAATTATATTACAGTGCAAATAGTAAAAGCACAAAAAGAATGGAAATGTTTGGAGTTATTGAGGATTATTCGCATATTCAAATTATAGTAGAGCCAGAATCTTACACAGGATTTAAAGCTCATCACTCTCGATGTGAGCTTAGAAGAACACTATCTGAAGATGAAAAAAAAATAATGCCTTGGGAAACCTGGGGTAAAGAGTTTGAAAAGAATATGCCTATTGAATTACATAATCATATTCAAGAAAAAATAAACAAGCAAATAAAAAACACAAGCTCTTTTGTTAGTGCAGCGATACAAAATTTTGAAAAAAGAATGAAAAACCTTGA